GATTCTGTGTATCTTCAGCAGGTGGTGGTGGTGGAGGTTCTGGTGTAGAAGCTGGTGGAGCTGATGAAGGAGGAGACGGTGGTTCAGGTGGTGGAGGAGCTTTCACACCTGGTAACTCAGGTGGAACAGGAAATACTCCTTCAGTTACTCCCCCTCAAGGTTTTCCAGGCGGAGATGGCGGTCCAGTCATAGCTGGCGGTGGCGGAGGTGGAGCTACTGTTGCTGGTTCAGATTACGACGACTGTCAAGGAAAAGGAGGTACTGGTGGTCCAATTGCAGATGCTTTTTTCGGTCCAACAGCCCCTAGTTATGGAACACCAGGTCCAGCTAGTTCAACAAGATATTTTGCTGGTGGTGGCGGAGGTGGTCGGCAACCCCCTTCTCCTTCCCCTGCTGGTGCAGGTGGGTCTGGCGGAGGTGGAGACGGAAAATATGGTCCCCCAGATAGCCCAGGAGATGACGGAATTGCAAATACTGGTGGCGGCGGCGGTGGTTCAGGAGGTCCCTCAGGAAATGGAGGAGCTGGCGGTTCAGGCGTAGTAGCAATAAGGTATAAATTTCAATAATTAATATGGCACACTTTGCAAAAATAGGTTTAAACGGAAAAATCCTTGGAGTTCATGCAGTAAATAATAGTGATATACTAAACGCTGATGGCGTTGAAGATGAAACAGTAGGACAACAATATTTAGAGAGACTCCATCACTGGCCCTCTCAAATGTGGATTCAAACATCTTACAATACTCAGGGTGGAAAACATAAGTCAGGCGATGATTCTAAAGCATTTAGAGGAAACTATGCAGGAATAGGTTATACTTGGGATGAAGATAATAATATATTCTACCCTAAAAAACCTTATGCATCGTGGGTATTAAATACGACAACAGCGAGTTGGCATTCACCCATTGGTGATGCACCAGACGATCTAACCGACGAAGAAAAAGCAGCTACTACTTATTATGTGTGGAATGAAGATGCTAAATCCTGGGATAAAACAACTCTCTAATTAATCTCATCATATTGACATTTTAAATCTCCTCCTTTATAAGGGACTGGAGATGGAGAAGAAAGTATTATCAGAAATAGGATTATATTACGGTGATGTGACAATGCCGAAAGGTTTTGAAATAGACCGAAACAAACTTCAATCTGACATTTTAAAATCCCAAATTAACAATACAAAATTTCCTTCTTCAAGGGAATGTAATAAACTCAATACTTATTTAAGAGACCACATTAATCTGGAATATAAATTTCAATTAGTGAATAAAGAAACATGGGGAAATTTTTATAAGCCCAAAGAAATTTCGGTTCCTTTACTTAACATCGATCCAGTCGACCTTAGAAATGCTCCAGACTACACCTTGTTATATGGAGTCAACGTTAAAGACTGTAGTGTTAGAATACATTATAATGATAACAGAAGAGCGGGAAGAAGCTGGGATATTCCTTTAAAAAATAATCAATTTATTATGTTCCCCTCTATGCAAATGTATTACATCACTAACAATCAAAAAGATTCCCTTAACTTTATTTTAACTATTACTAATGAATCTTTCTAATTATTTTTGGTATTTTAAATCTGCATTAACTCCTAGATTCTGTGATGAAGTCATTAAATATGCGTTAGAAAAAAAAGAAACAATGGCGATTACAGGGGGTTATGGCAGAGATAGAAATTTACAAAAACAACCTTTAAATAAAGATGAAGTTAGAAATTTAAAATATAAAAGAAATTCCGATTTAGTTTGGTTGAGTGAACCTTGGATTTATAAAGAGATCCATCCTTTTGTTCATCGAGCTAATAAAAAGGCAGGTTGGAATTTTGACTGGGATTTTTCAGAGTCTTGTCAATTTACCAAGTATAAACTCAATCAATATTATGATTGGCATTGTGATAGTTGGGAGAAAGTTTATGACAAACCCAAAACTCCTTCTCATGGAAAGATTAGAAAACTATCCATGACCTGTCAATTAACTGATGGTTCAGAATATCAAGGTGGAGAATTAGAATTTGATTTTAGAAATTATGATCCACCGCAAAGAGATGAGTCTAAACATTTAAGAAAAGCAACTGAAATATTACCGAAAGGTTCAATTATTGTTTTTCCTAGTTTTCTTTGGCATAGAGTTAAACCAGTAACTAGAGGAACAAGATATTCACTTGTCGCATGGCATTTGGGTTCTCCTTTTAAATAATGTTTATAAATGAATATTTTAAAACTCCAATTTGGGCAGAAGAAAAACCAGAGTTTGTTAAATCCTTAAACAAAGCGAGTGACAAATATATTAAGGAAGCTAGAAAAAAAGATCAAAAAAATATTAGAATTAATAAAGATTTTGGCACCACCCACCATTCAACCCCTTTAGTAAGAGATAACGATTTTATAGATTTAAGAAATTATATAGGACAAAAATCTTGGGAATTTTTAGATCATCATGGTTACGATATGAAACAATATCAAACTTTGTTTTCTGAAATGTGGGTCCAAGAATTTTCTAAAAAAGGAGGAGGTCATCATTCAGCACACATCCATTGGAATCAGCATGTAGCAGGATTCTATTTTTTAAAATGTTCTGATAAAACTTCTTATCCTATTTTCCATGATCCAAGAACAGGAGCAAGATGTACTAAATTAAAAATGAAACCTGAATTAAAAGGTATTTTTAATGGTACAGAACTCGTTCATTTTAAACCCAAGCCTGGAACCTTAATTATTTTTCCAGGATATATGGAACACGAATACGCAGTCGATCATGGTAAAGAACCCTTTAGATTTATTCATTGGAATATAACTGCCATTCCTAAAAATATGGCAAAAGATGTTTAAGAAAAATAAATATGTAATTATTCGTCAGGCAATCTCAAAAGACCTGGCTACTTTTATCTACAATTATTTTTTAATGAAAAAACAGGTTTATGATACCTGCCGACAAACAAGATTTATTTCTCCTTATGAAGTTTTATTAGGTGAATATGCTGACATCAATTATGAAGGAACGGATGGTCAAATCCCCCATACCTATTCTAATTATTCAGATATTGCGATGGAGACTTTAATGTTAAAATGTCAACCCATTATGGAAAAGGCGACAGGATTAAAACTTCAACCAGCTTATACTTATGCCAGAATTTATAAAAAGGGAGATATTTTAAAAAGACATAAGGATCGATTTAGTTGTGAAATATCCACCACGATGAATCTTGGAGGAGATCCCTGGGCGATTTATCTAGAACCTTCTGGTAAAAAAGGACTCAAAGGAATTAAAGTAGACCTTAAACCAGGAGATATGTTAGTTTATTGTGGCTGTGACCTAGAGCATTGGAGAAATAAATTTAAAGGCAAAGAATGTATTCAAGTATTTTTACATTATAATAATAAGAAAACTCCAGGAGCTAAAGAAAATATGTTTGATACAAGACCCCATTTAGGTCTTCCTTGTTGGTTTAAAAAGTGATACTAGTAAAAAGGGAGTGTCCAGACTCCACCAATCACCCTGGACACTCTCTTTTTAGGAATTTTATATGTTAGGTTTTTCAGCATTCGCAGAGACCACTTTTGGAGCTACGGCTTTCGACGATCTTTCAATTGTCGTTATTGTTACTGGTAGTGGGGTTACCGCTTCAAGTGGAACTCCTACTTATACCATGAGTGGAAGCGTGTCCCCAACAGGGAGCGCGGTAACAGTTTCTACTGGCGCTGCCGATGTGAATGTGATAACGTGGAATCCAATTGATCCAGATGCAAGTCAAACCTGGACTGATATAGACCCTTTATAGGAGAATTATGGCCTCAACATATACGACAAATTTACAATTAGAAAAAGTAGCCACAGGTGAAAAAGCTGGGTTATGGGGAACCGTTACCAATACTAATCTAGAAATTTTAGAACAAGCTTCGAGTGGATATTTATCGGTCGATGTCGCTTCGGCTGATGTTACATTAGCCTTAAATGATGGAGCGACTTCCAATGGTAAAAATTTATTCTATAAATTAACAGGAACCCTGGCTGCCAATCGACAATTCATTATGCCTGCTACGGCAGAAAGAATCTTTATTATTAAAGATTCAACGACACGTTCTTCAAGTAATTATACTTTAACCGTTACGACGGCTTCAGGTACAGGGTATATAATGCCTGTAGCTGCAACCGCCTTGGTTTATTCTGACGGAACGAATACGGCTTTAGGCATGCTTCAAAAAAGTTATGTCACTCATACTGCGGCTTATACCGCTGTCGCTGGGGATCAAATCTTTTGCGACACTAAAACAACTAATGCATTTACGGTCACTCTTCCTGCTGGAGCTGTGGGATCCGAAGTAACGTTGATTGACAGTCAAAATTACTTTGCTTCAAACAATCTGACTCTTGATTCTAATGGATCAGAAAAGATTAATAGTTCAGCAAGTAACTTAGTTTTAAGCGCCAATGGTCAAGCTATTACGTTGGTATATGCCAATGCTACAGTAGGCTGGATATACAAAACGAATAGCGCATCATAGGGGCTA